CCAACACAAGCCCCGGTTACAACCCCCCAAGCTGATTTAATTTTAGAAGATTATGAGGTTCCAGCTGATTCAGTAGGTAGAGATGAGTTTAATCAAAGCTATCCCGGTGTAAATATTCCCGGAACCCCCGGATATAATCCAAATAATCCTATACAATATTTTAATCCTAACCTTTTAACTGCTGATCAACAGGCTGCAATTGATAAAGCTGCTGCTGATCAAGCTGCTGCTAATCAAGCTGCTGCAGATAAAGCTGCTGCTGATAAAGCTGCTGCCGATGCAAAAGCTGCAGAAGAAGCCGCGGCAAAAGCTGCAGAAGAAGCAAAAAAAGCTGCTTTAAGAAAGACTATTGACGATGCTGCAGCTGGTAAAGTACCAGAATCTGCTATTATACCAGAGGCAGTTCAAACAGGAATTGATCCAGAAACAGGGCAACCATTAACACCTCAACAAACTACAACAATGGCAGCACCTACTACAGTGACTGCAGAAGATGCACTGGGTGTTGGAAAAGAACAAGTAACTAAAGTAGATCAAACTGCACAAGCTCAAACACCGGAACAAATACAAGCTGCACAAATGGCAGCAACTACAGTTGATACAAATGCACAAGTAGAAGCCGCAACAGGACAGGTATCAGATAATGCTATTGCACAAGCTGCAGGTATTGAACGTATAGCCTCTATTGAAGCTTCAAATGTTCAAATACCAGAAGGTGCTTTGACTGAAAGAGTTGTTGGAGTTATGACTTTAGATGCTAAAGCTATAGCAGTTAAAAATGTTGGAAGTTCTTTAGCTAGAGTTACAAGAGCTAAGAAACAACTATCCAACGCTGGACTAAGTGATGCCGATATTACAGAACTAGGTAACGACCCAGATTCTTTAGAAGCAAGACTTGCTGACTTCAGCGAAACAGAACGTGGAATTATAGAAGGACTTCCTGAAGAAGCTCTAGTATCTAATCAAATAGATACTTTATTAAAAGGTATTGAAGAAGGTGAGATTCCTGTGTGGGCTAAACCCGCTGTAGCATCCGTAGAAATGATGTTAGCCAAGCGTGGTATGTCAGCCTCAACAGTAGGAAGAGACGCCTTGCTCAATACTATTATACAATCAGCAATGCCTATTGCTCAGTCTAATGCTCAAGCTATTCAAGCAAGTGTAGCACAGCAAAAAGGTATTGAGGCTCAAGAATCCGAAGCCAACGCAGCTAGAGGACAACAGACAGCGTTAACAAACGCAAGTAACGTTTTCCAAATGAACATGGCTCAGTTTAGTGCTGATCAACAAACAGCATTGTCTAACAGTAAGTTTTTACAAACTATAGGGTTAACTGATGCTAGTATGGATCAACAAGGTATCATGCAAGATGCTGTAATAATGTCTCAAGCTAACTTAGCTGAAGCAGACTTTAATCAACGTACGCAGATACAAAATGCTCAAGCATTTTTACAAATGGATGTAAGTAATTTAAATAATAAACAACAAGCAAATGTATTAAAAGCTCAACAAACTCAACAACGTTTGTTAAGTAATCAGTCTGCTCAGAATGCTGCAGCTCAATTTAATTCTGCTAGTGAAAATCAAACTAATCAGTTTATGTCAGGTTTAAATGCTCAGATTAGTCAGTTTAATGCAGGTCAACAGAATGCTACAGCACAGTTTAATGCAACACAAGATAATGCTGCTGAAGCTAGAGACACACAAAGAGAAGCTGATTTAAATAAATTTAATACACAATTAGCAGCTCAAGTAGATCAGTTTAATGCTAATCAAGACTTTGCAAGGAATCAATGGAATGCACAAAACGTTGCAGCTGTTGAAGCTTCTAACGTACAGTGGAGAAGACAAACAAATGTAGCTAATACTGCTGCTCAAAACGCAGTTAATATGCAGAATGCACAGAATTCTTTTTCAATGTCACAAACTGCACAATCTTTCTTATGGCAAGAACTTAGAGATCAAGCTGATTTTGATTTTAGAAATGGAGAGAATGAAAAAACTAGAATTGCACAACTTGTGAATACTGCATTAGCTTCAGACCCTTCTAAGTATAACTCAAGCTTGGGAAATTTACAAAATTTAATAGGTGTCATAACAGAGGATATAATAGGATAGTACAATGGGATTATTTAAAAAATTAAAAAGAGCTTTTAAAAAAGTTACACGTGGTATTAAGAAAGTTGTAAAGAAAACTCTTAGTGGTCTAAATAAAATTCAAAAGAAAATACGTAAGAGTAAACTTTTTAAAGCTTTGGTTATAGCAGGAGCTGTTATTGTTACAGGGGGTGCAGCTATTGGTGCATTCACTGGAGGCACAGCTACAGGCTGGGCTGGATGGATGATGAACGCAAGTAATACTGTTGCTGGTGGTACCTTGTTTAGTGGAACTAGTGCATTGGCAAAAGCTGGAAACTTTGCTACGTCTATGATTGCTAAACCATTTGCTACTGTAGGAGCTGCTGCAGGAAACGCTGCTGCTGCTGTGACAGACTTTACAGGTTTGACAACTGAAGCAGGAAGAACTAGTGTTACGGCTACAGCTCAAGCAGCTCCGGGTGCAATCCCAGACGTAACTGAAACGGTTGTAACTGCTCCAAGAGCAGCGGGTACGGTTCCGGGAGTAAGTGAGACGGTTGTAACTCCGGGAACAGCAGGAACAGGAGCAAGAACAGTAGGTCCTCAATTAAATGCTAATAATACAATTACAGCACAGGGAACAGCCTCAACTACTCCTTATGTAAGCCCAACTTTAGCAGACCCTATTGTTACTACAGCTACTAGAGCACCGGGAAGCATAGCTCCTATAACAAATACAATTGTTACACCTACCACAGCTGCAGCAGAAAAATTAAGTTTAACAGCTAAATATCCTAAAACAACTGCATTTTTAGCAGGTGCAGCCGGTTCAGCAGCAAACGCTGTGTTTGGCGGGTATGTAAATTCATTGATGGCTGGAGACGAAACAGGAAGAGGAGGTGCTGGAATAGGAGAAGAAGCAGGTAGACGAAAAGACCCAGTTAGTATATACAGCAATGAGTTAAATATAAATCCAGATGATTACTCAAAACATTTTACATTTGGTAATATTATAGAAGCTGGTAACATGCCGCTATTTCAACAAGAAACATTAAAGGTAACATAATGGCAAAACCTACTAGAGGTCCTAGACCGATTATTTCAAACAGTATTAGTGATACAGCTTCACAAGCAATTGTAGATGGGCTAGATGCTGGGTTTACAATTGACGAAATGGCTCCAGATACTGGAACTAAACTAAGAGGAGAAGCTAAATTCAAGCAGGAATCCTTAGATGAAATTGTTGATTTATCTTCACAAGGTGGTGCAATTCCCGGACAAAGTTTGGTCAATGACCCAGCACAACCGTATCCTTGGGAAAGACCTCCAGAGTTTTCAAATCCTAAACATGCATTAGATTATATGGTTGGTTTAATATTTCAGCCAGAGGCAATGAAAAATATTGTACAAGCTTTAGCTACCGGTGCACCAGTTGCAGACATTGCAATGGTTTCTTTGTATGCAAAATTTACAGAGGGTAAATTTAACCCTGATGTTTTAATGTTATTAGCAGAACCAATTATGTATGTTATTATGGCAATTGGTGAAGAAGCTAATATTAAATATAACATTGAAGACAGTAATGATTTAGATGAAATAGATGATGAAGATTACGAAGAAGAGTTTAATCAACAGATAAATGAATTTAGAACTGTCTTTGAAGATATTAAAAAAGGAACTATGAAACAAAAAGTAGAACCTGAAAAAATTAACAGTGGTGTTGTGCCACAAAACATTCTAGACAAAGTTAAAGAACAAGGTCCAGAAATTAGAAGTTTATTAAGTCAAGGAGAAAGCTAATGGCAGATTTTAAATTCAGTTCTTTTAAACCCATGTCAGAAACTTATGCTAAAGTAGCTAAAAGTTTGTTATCTAGTACTGGTGACTCTTATAAAAAAGATGTATACAAAGGACTAGGATTACAAGTAATTGCAGACGGTTTAAAAGGAGTCGGTGCTAATCTTAAACAAAGTGTTCTTGATGGAGCTAACGATGTTAAAGAAAACTACTCTGATATTTTTGATACTAACAAATCTGAGTATGATTCATATTCATCTGAAAGAGAAAGACTAAAACGATATCAAGCAAATCCAGAAGTATTTTTAAACGAAGAAGCTGCTAAAGTAATTGATAATACAGATGAGGCACAAGCAGCAAGAGTTACATGGTCTGAAGTAGACTTGCAACCAGAAGATATTAGAAAAAGTATGTATAAAGCTCGTAATGAGGAAAGAGAAAAAATACAAAGAGAAATGGAACGCCTTGAAGCAGACCCTAGAGTAACGACTAGAACATTTAACCAGTTTAATGAACGAGCAGTAGCTGAATATAAAGCTGCATTAAAGCTTGTAGAAGACGACCCTACTAAAAAAGGGCTTGTAAGAAATCTTTGGAATAGAGTTTTTAAAACTGAAAGAAAAGATGGAGAATTAGTTACGACTAATGAAACCTTGTTAAAGTTACAGTCAGATTTAAACACTGCAAAAGAAAAAAGAACAACTTTTAGAGACAGCATTGAAGATCAACAAATTGTAGAAGGTTTATATACTCCTTTAGAATTTAAAAATAAAAGCATAGATGTGGGTAAACTTTACTTTGCAGGTACTCCAGCTCTTAGACAGGCTATTGGCGAAAATCCAGAGTTTACCGGCTTAAAGGATGGGTTTTTCCATGATGCTATGAATATAATTCGTACTGAAAAACCCGAGCTATCACAAGACCAAATTATTAGAGAAACTTATATGCAGATGGTAGACGGTCAATTTAATCCTGCAGAATATCAAACAAGAGATCAACTAAAACTAAATGCTGGTATAAATCTTATTAAAGTGTGGGATAATTACACACCAGCAGAAAAAAGAAAACACATTGAAGAAGACCCTTCAAGATTATTTAAACTTCAAGATGCTTTTGTAAATGATAAACAAGCTGAAAGAGCAAAAGGTCTTGGTGTCACATATAAAGATATCTTTGATGAAAACAAATCTCTTGCAGTTCAACCACAACAAAAACAAACTTATATTGAAGTCTACCGTGGCATGTTAAATCAAGACAAGAAAGGAAATAGAGCTGCGTTAGCAGACCTTCCTCATCAAGCAAATATGGGTACATATGCTTCAATAACAGAAAATTATTTTACAAAAAATAATAAAGATTGGACTAAAAAATATGATCCTATTCAATTGCAAACTGGTATAGTAACATTTTTAAGTCAAAATAAAATGACATCTACACGAATGACCGAAGCAGATTTAATAGACTTAAGATTAACAGATAAAAGCACAAGATTTAATGAGGCTATATTAGATGATACTCCTAAGATGATTACTGAATTAGTAAAGGCTAATAGACAAGAAGATGTTATATTATTAAGAAAAAAATATATAGATTCTATTAACAGCAATAAAAATCTTGAGCTAAATGAAGATGAGAAAGCAGAGCTTATTAATAAAATTGATAATATTTTTATAAACTCTGGACAATTAAATTTAACTGAAGAAGAGATTAGAACTGGTAATATTTATAGTCGTACAAATCTTACAACTTTACAACCTTCTATGAGTGATGTAGATTTTAATCGTGTGCCTTTAGATGGTGGTTACTATTTAAAAAATGCTGATAAACTTGTATCTCAAATGGACTTAGACAGTTTATCTGATGGGCAACTTTTAACATTAAGATTAAATACTATGCCGGGAGGTGCAGGACGTAACAGTCAATTACCATTTAAGTTAGGATTACCTTCAGATATTTCTTTAGATAGCAGGAAAACATCAGGACTAACTCCTTTGCCGGGACTAAGTGATTTGTTTGCTAAAGATAAAGTTCGTGTACAATTAAGAAATAGAATTGAAGATGAGCTTGACAAAAGAGAATACTCTGGACCAATACTAATGGCATCTACCAAAGGAGGAGATTTTGAAAAAATTCCTGATGCATGGTGGGATAAATATAGGATTGAAAATCCAAGAGGTGTTGTAAACACCAGAGGATTAACTCGTGGTTCAAAATATAATCAACCCACTTCAACTCAAGCAGCTGTAGTCCCAGAAGAACCGGCTGAAGTAAAAAAAAAATCTCTCTTAAGTAGCACAGAACCTCAAGAACAAGTAACAAACGGTTTAACGTTTGCAGAAAGTTCTAATAATCCTGATGCCTTATGGAAACAATCTCAAAAAGAAACTTTTAAAAACTTTACACCTACTCAAAGCACACTAAAAGAAGTGTTAGAGTTTACCGAGTTTGATGGAGAGTATGCTGATTGGTCAAGACAACAAGGTCAAAATAAAACAACTCATACTCCTGTTGGAAAATATCAATTTGTAGGAGCTACATTAAGAGATATTAAAAAGAGAGGTGGGCTTGATGATTTAAATATTACTGATAATACTATGTTTACTGAGCAAGTACAAGATAAATTATTTGAATGGTATATAAAAGATACTATTAAATCTGTAGGAACAAATGCAACTCAAGAGAATAAAAGAAAAAAAATTAGAGCCCGATTTGAAGGAGCTACTACAGAAAACGTTTCTAATGAAGAGTTAGATTTAATTATGGAACAAATATTAACAGGTAGTTATTCTTCTAATATAAATAAAGGACAGTAAATGGCATTAACTTCTCTTAACAATAACTTGTCACTTGGTTTAGGTTATTCAGGTCGTAAAAAAACTTTAGACGAACTAGAAAAAGATGAAAACTTTCTAGATGTTTCTGAAAGATTTTTACAATCTGTGGGTGAAAACTCTGATGATGTGTTTGAATATCTAAGAGACTCTGATTTTAATCTATACTCTGGTATGAGACGAGCTGCACAAAGTGCTAACTTTACAGACCAACAAAAACAAGACTATAATTATTTAAGAAAAGAATTTGATAATGCTGATTTAGGAAGCATGAAACAATTTTTTGGCTTGGTTAAAGATGCAGCTATTGATATCACCACTGACCCTACTGCTGTTGTAGCAGCACTAGTTGCACCTATTACAGGAGGAACTTCGTTAGCTACAAGAACAGGATTAGGAACAGCAGCATTACAAGTATCTAAAAACTTTGTAGGTCCTACCATTCCTCAAGCTATTATAAAAGGTAAGCTTAAAAAAGAAGGTAAAAAAGCTATTAAAAAAGCAGCACTTGTTACAGGTGTAGAAGTAGGAGCATGGACAGGACTAGACAATCACTTTAGACAAACAACTGAACTTAATACTGATATAAGAAAGTTATATTCTACGCCTGAGTTAGTAGGGACTGCTGCGTTAGGAACTTTAACAGGTGGATTACTTGGTGGAGCTTTACAAAAAGGTAATCTCTTCTATAGTAAAATGAATAAATACTATTCAGAAGATGGTTACTTATCAGTTGAACCCGGAAGTTTCCAAGATAAAATTTCAAAAGCTTTAGAAGTTGGAGACATTGCAAAAGCAATATCAATAGGTTCCGCAACATCTATATTAGATACAAAAGCAAAATTTTCTCCTATTGCCAGAGAACTTGGTAATTTAATGCGAGAAGATTTTAGTCGTGGGTTTGGTAGTGTTGCTAGAGAAAGAGTTAAACTTGGACATGGAGAAATGTTAGACACTCTTCGGGGTGACTATCATAGAATATTTGACGAAGCTACTGCTCCTCTACGCAAAGCAGGTGCATTTAAAGAATCAGATGAATTAGGTGTTATCAGAATTTTAAGAGGGGATAAACCTGAAGGATACAGCGAAGACGTTCAACAAGTTGCAAAAGACATGAGAGGATTTTTTAATAAAATATTTGATGATGCTATAGACGCAGGTCTTATAAAAAAAGAAAGAAAACTTTCAAATTACTTTACAAGAAGCTGGGATAGAAAAGCAATTGAAGAAAACAGAGAAACTTTTGCAGATTTATTAATTAGTCAAAACGTTGTTAAAGATAAAGGCGATGCCGCTGATCTTATTACTGACATGCTTAATAAAAACAATGAGTTATTTTCTTCTCATTCTATTTTATTAACACAAGCAAGAGCATTTAAAGATTTAAACGATAATGCTTTTGAAAAGTTTCTATCTAATGATTTAAATTCTGTGGTTACATATTATATGAATGCTGCTAACACTATACAGCACAAGAAAAGTTTTTTAATGCCCGGCTTTAATACAAACTCTAACGCAAAGCAATTTGCTACTAGGTGGTTAGACCCTACAGATAGAGAGTTAAGAGAAGCTAGAGGTGGAAGAGGATTAACGGGAGGAGACAGAAAAAGAATTACTAAATTATATAAGTCTATAACTGGGCAAGTAGAGTACTTTGATAGCCAACGAATACAGGGGGCTTATGATACAATGAAACTAGCTAACTCATTGGCATATCTACCGTTAGCTACAGTATCTTCTCTAACAGAGGCAATGATTCCTTTAACAAAAACTAGTGGTTCTGTTATTAAACCAATTCAAGATGCTTTAAGTGGAGTAAAAGAAGGACACAAAATTTTTGTACAAGACATTCCTATTTTGTTAAAAAGAAAATATGATATGCCAGATTCTCAAATACAAAAAGAAATGAATCAAGTATTTATGGCTATGGATGAGTCCTTGGCAGAATCTACTAACCGTTTAACTGGTGAAGGATTACAAAATGATTGGTTAAAAAAACAAGCAAGAGGATTTTTTAGACTTAACTTACTTACTCCTTGGACAAAATCTGTACAACTAGCTTCTTTTAATATTGGTAAAAACTTAATTCGAGAAAACTTAGAAAAATTAAATAAACTTTCTAAAGAAGGTGTAGATATATTTAATGAAACAGCAACCAAAGAATTAAGTAGAAAAGAAATACGTAATGTACAACTTTTAAAAAGTGAAGTATTTGATCTAGGAATAGATATAGATGATGGACTTAGGTGGTTAAATAGCGGAGCTAAGACAGGGTTTGGAGCCGAAAGAAAAGACGGTGTTATAACTGGGCAGATTAAATACGAAGATGATTTTTATAAGTCAGTTATTCAGGGAGCAGGTAGATTTGTAAACGAAGTTATTATGCCTGTTGGTAGAGATAGAGCAAGAATACCTATTTTTATGACAAATCCAAAGGTAGATATTTTAACACAATTTTTAAGATATCCAACAGTGTTTAGTAATACGGTATTAAAAAATTATGTTAGATCAGCAGTTACTAATCCTACAGTTAATGGAGCAAAGTTAGGAGCTTTTGGTTTAATGGCTACCAGTATAGCACTAGGCACAAACTACTGGAGGTCTAATGATGATAACAGAGATAGAATAGTTGAAGATGGTTTTGAGGATGAAGATTTTATAAAAGCTTTTCAAAGGGTTGGACTGTTTGGTCCACTTGAATATGGGCTACGGTTTAAAAATTCTATTCAGTACACAAAAAATCCTTTAGTTTCAGCTGTAAGTTTAGGAGGACCAACAGTAACTGATACTTTAGGTTTACTTCTAGGAAGAAAAGGACTTGTTGAAACAGTAGCAGGTAAAACTCCTTTTATAGGAACTAAAGGTATAATGGATAAATATATTGGTGCCAACCCATATGATGATTTAAATATCTTTGCAAAAGAAATAGATAAAGAAGCTGCATATGCTTTAGGTATAAAAGATAGACCAAAGGATAGAAAATATACACGTAACTATACTGACTTTTATAGAAGTAATTATTCAGTAGGCGGTTTAGTAGAAGGTGAAGACACAGTGCCTTATACTAAGGAAGACCCTGCTGATAGAATTAATCCTTACACTGGTGAACCTTACCAAGAACGTGAACAACTTGGTATGGGTGGAAAACTTTATGATTTTTATAGATTTGGTGGAGAAAAGTTAGGAGTTACAAATCAAGATATTGAAAAAGCATATGAGGATGCTATAAACTATACAACAGACTGGTACAAAAATACATATAATGAACCATTTTTAACGACAGAATGGACAACACAACAAGGGAAAGAAGCAGATAATGTATCAGAAATTTTTGCACATGGTTTGAGTGGGTATAGATTTGGTGATTCTAAATTAAAAAGAGCAGCAATTCAAGCAAAAGATTTAAGCCAAGCAGTTACACATTTATCTAAAGATGAATTTGGAGATTACTTAAATAACAAAGTTGGTTTTAAATTACGAGACAAGTATCCGAATGATGAAAAAGCTGCAATGAAAGAATTAGAACAGTTAATAAATGTAAGAGACAAGCAATTATATTTTAAAAATAAAATAGAAAAAACTGGTGAACCTTATCAAGAACAAATGAATAGACTAGGTTTTGACAACGGTGGTGAAGCATCAGGACCTCCTAAATTTGAAAAACGAATAGCTAGACCAGACCCTGAGATGTTTATTAAAGACCCTCAATCAGGTAATCCTCAAACGCATCGAATGGGTTGGGGTGATATTGAAGGTCAATTTATAGCATACCCTACAATTGTAGAGCAAGATGGTAAACTTGTTCAGTATGAAAACAATACAGACACTATGAAGTTAATGAAAAAGACTGGTAACTTTAAAGCTTTTGATACTAAAGAAAAAGCCAAAGCCTACGCTGAAGGTAATTGGAAAACAGATGAGTTTAATAAAACGTATAGAAAAGAATTTGCATTAGGAGGATTGGGTAAACTTGTTGGTAAAGAAATTGTTGAAAACATTAGTAAACCAAGATCATTATCAAGAGTAGAGATGGAAACATTACCTTTAAAATATAGTCAGAAAGAAATATTAAAAGATGAAAGTTTTAAAGGACTACAAGCTCATCATGGTACAGCCCACAGCTTTGATGAATTTACTACAGATTTTTTAAAGTCTGGTGAAGGTGTAATGGCATATGGTAAAGGACTCTACTTTGCAGAAAGCAAAGACATAGCAAAAACCTATAGAGCTAATGTTAGTAAACTTAAGGGGTTAGAAAAACTTAACATGGAGTATCAAGATTTTTTAAACAAAGCTGAAATTGCTTCAAAAGCTGGTGATAAAATTAAACAACAACAAATGCTTTTAAAAGCTATAGATAAAGATACAGAAATAAATACATTTAAAAGTACAAAAATTAGTAATAAAGAAGGTTCGTTATACGATGTAAATATTAAAACAACCAAAAAACATTTGTTAGATTGGGATAAAAAAATGGACAGTCAATCTGCCGGGGTTGTAAATGCAGCAGAAATAGCTTTAGACATATTAACAACGGAACAATTGGAACGATTTGTAAATCGTTTTTCTAGGTATGAAAGTTTTACAAGAGATGCAATGGCTCTGGAAAGACCACAATTGCTATCCGATGCAAAAGTTGCACTACAAGATATGACAGGAGATGAGTTTATAAATGCTTATAATAAACTTGTAAACAATATTTCAATACAAAAAGTTGCTTCTAGATCAGAGGCAGGAAAAACATTAAACCCTAATAGAATTTTTGTAGAAGACAAACTAAGAGATGAGGGTGTTCAAGGTATTAGATATACCGATGGATTTAGTAGAAAGAAAAAGGGTAAGAAAACTAAAAATTATGTAATTTTTGATGCTCGTATTATTGAGATTGCTAAGAAATATGGTATTAGTATTCCGGCAGCTGGAACAATGTTATTGAAAATGGATAGTGAAGGTAAAAAACAGGAGAATACATGAACATAGACTTATGCAAATGGGAAATTAAAAGACACGAGGGCGAAGTCCTAGAAATCTATAACGACAGTTTAGGTTATAAGACTCTAGGAGTTGGTCATCTA